GCATAACTAGTTCACCTTTCCTTTCATATAATTTTTTATTATTTCATCAATTTCTATTTTAGTATATTTCTTATTTTCTCTTAAAACTGCATTTAATAAATCTCTATTACTAATATAGATTTTTGAATTAACTATTTGACTTTTTGTATATTTTTCTTCACTTATCGTTTCCTTTTTAGTTTTCTTCATCTTCTTTTACCTCCCCACTCAAATTATAATCATTCATTTTAGTTGTTTCGTTAATATCTTTCTTTATAAATAATTTATAATCTATAAAGAAATGTAAAATTCCATCTTCTATTTTATGGTTCAATTTATCTGCTCTTATTTTTGATTTATCTGATAATTCTATATATTCTAATTCATATAATGTATCACTCATATCATTTAATACTTCGGTATCTTCATCCATTGCATACCCAATAATTACTATACTTAATAAATCTCTATAAAATCTATCTTTCAATCCTATTTCTTTTTTTTCTTCTCCATTAAGAACTTTTATAAAAAAACAAGGTTTTTCAAGATTTTGTAACTTTCTATCAGTATATATTGGATATTGGCCTTTATCTTTATATAGTAGTGCGATTTTATTTGCTATTCCCTGTATAATCTCATTTACTACACTTTTAACCATTATTTAAACACTCCTCTATATATTTTTTCATTTTTTGTTCTAATATTGCTGGCAACTGTGATTCAAGTTCCTTTTCAGATATAGTCAACATATATTTTCCTTCAACCCAACTTTGTTTTAGTCGTTTGCCCAACGCAGGAACATATCTGCCAGGTTCTTGTCTATGTCCATATTCAACATAGGATGCATATTTAACTGGATTTTCAACAATGACAATATAGTTGTTACCAAACTTAAAAATTTTTAAAGAATCTGCATATGTAGTTGGATCCGGTACACTTCCACTTTCCGCTTCTGCTTCTGTATTCGCTGTCCATCCTCTTCTTAAAGTTCCACCACTTTTTATTGTATATTTTTTTTCATTTATTACTTCAAAGGTTCCTTCCCCAACAGGTGTTCTAGGAATAACTTTTGATAGCAACCTTGCTGCAAGTTCTTTGGCTACATCTTTACAGAATTTTTCTACATCTGTTTTCGCTAGTTTTTCAAATTCTTTTTCTAATTTTTCAAATTCACTAAAATCACATTTTCCCCATTTAGCCATTATGCCCATCCTTTCCATAATTCTATAATTATTTCTTGATGTGTATCATAAACTGCTGGCTCACCACTATTTTTATACTTCGTAGTTCTTCCTCTGCCAGTAACAATTATTAGACTTCCTGGTTTAATTTCTAGTTCTGGTGCAATAAATAACTTTATTTTCTGTACTTTTTTTGCTTCCGTATCTGTTTGTGTATTCACATAAATGTCTTCGAATGAAATCCTACATTTTTTATTTTTAAAGACTTCTGTTTCAACATCTTTTGTTATATTGTTAATTACTTTAGGTTTTAATTCATAAATCGTACATTCCGAGTCATATTGTTTTTCAATATTTTTTCTTGCAATCAATGTATATTGGTTCATATTACCACCTCATCTTTCGATGCCTATATAAAGCCTTTTTATACTTTTCTATTAGAATATCATTATCAAAATCTATTGTTCCGGTATTGTATGTTGTCCCATTTATTTCAATTTGTGAGGTTGTATCAGCAAATGTAGTTGTTGTATCTCCTACTTGAATACTTTTAACTTTGACATTTTTGTCCTCATTTTCTTCAGCATCTATACTTTTTACAAATTGATCATCATACTTATTTAAGTACCAATAATCTTTTACCATATTTAGCCATGTTGTATATAATCCCTCTGAAATTATATTTTGGTGTGTTACATCTAATATAATAACTAAAACATCATATATACAATAAACTAATTGTTCATTTGCTTCTTTTTTCTTTTCATCATTTGAAATAGTATTTATAGATAATTCTTTTTTCAGTCTTTCTATAAATTTATCTACATCTATATTAGTTTTATTTTTTATTTTATCAACCATATTTTCACCTACTCTCCTTCTGGATTTTGGCCTTCTCCTGCTTTTGCTTCTTCAATTTTAGCAATCAATGTTTCTTTTTTCATATTATGAGCATTTTTTATTCCAAGTTTTTTAGCTTTTTCTTTTAATGCTTCTAATTCTTCATCTTCGCTAGTTTCATTTTTGTTTTCTCCAGAATTTTCTCCTTCATCATTGGTACCGTCATTTATGTCGGTACCATCATTTTGCTTTCCTTCTGGATTTATTGGATTTTCTGGCTCTGTTTTTGGTTCTTCAATTTCTTCTATAACTTCAACATATTTCTCATTTTCTTTATATTGTTTTTCATCAATTACAGCTTCCTCATTGATATAGCACCATATATTATTTAATTTAACTCCAGGACCTGTTACTCTTACTTTTCTTTTCATAAATCCTTTCTCCTTTCAAAAATAAGGTAAAGACTAATGTCCTTACCTTATGATAATTTTATTTCTGCTTGGAAGATATCTTCAGCACAACTTAATGTTGGTAAAGCTGTAGCAACTGCTTTTTCCCAAGTGCTTACAGGATCTAATCCTTCTTCATACATACAAGCAAAGATTTTTCCAACAGTTCTAACATCAATAGCAGGATTTCTTTGTAATCTTATTTCTTCTGCTGTTGGTCCATAAACTGTTTCTCCTAATGTTTCATTAGGAATCATAACAAATTTATTTTCTGGGAAATATCTATGTTTTGTATATGTACCATTCTTTTCTAATTTTCTATATTTTCTGTCATATGTATAAATGCTTGGTAGTCCTAGAGAATTTAAATATGTATTTAATTCCCCAACACTTGCAATTCTTGTACTATCCTTTCCAAATAATGCATTTACAACATTTTTATTTGATAGAATTTTTGCAAGTACAGTATTTGAAGTTATTATTCTTCCTGGCATTTGATCTAATTTATTTGCCCATGAAATTATATCATTTACTGGGTTTGATGATTCTAATGACCAATCAACATTTGCAACTTTGTTTTCAGTTGGTACACCATAATCAATAGTAGCATTCAATTCGTTCTCATCTAATGTTATAACACCATTAGCAATAACATCCATTCTCATTTTTTCTACTCTTGCTCTTACTGATTCCACTAAATTATCAAAATCATTATAAACATCTTTCATTAAAGCTTGTCTTTCAGCATCATTTCTTGGACTTTCTAATGCAATAATTTCTTTTTCTTTTAATTGCATTTTTCTTTTGATTAAAGCTAATTCAACAGCTTTTTTCTCTGCTTCCCTTTGTCCTATTTCTGATTCTGTATCAAAACCATGAACACTTGCTATAACTGGTGTTTTACTTGCATTTGTTAAAACATCGAATTCAAGACTTTGTTTTTTTGTTTCTGGAAATAACTCCTCACCCATTAAAGCTGGGAATTTTCTTTCTTTTAAATAATTTAAAACTTCTTTTTGACTAAATAATTCTAATACACTTTTTGGCATATTAACACACTCTCCTTTTTTATTATTTTTTATCATTATATTTTATCTAAATTTAATTCCTGTCATTGTTGCTTTATCTTCTGAAGATACAACTGCAGGTAATCTTGCCTCTAAAACATATCCCTCAACCATTATTGCTGCAGGTTGTGGTCCATATGTTACATCAACATCGGCAAATACTAAACCTATTGCCTTTTCACCTTTTTTATACACTGTTCCTGCTTGAACTATTTTTCTACCTTTTTCATCCGCTTTTATACCTGTATCATCTACTTGCTCAGTAAAGTTTTGGTATTTTGCTGATGCTAAAAAATTTTTTTCTTTTACACTTTCTTTATTAACATACATAATTTTTACCTCCTAAAAAATTTAATTAAAAAATTGGCTTTTTGTATTTTGGCTTTCACTTTTATTAGCCTCTTTAGCAAAATTAGCAGCCATACTAATTTCACCATCATCATCGCCTTTGTCTCCTTCTGGATTTACTGGTTCATAACCATTGGCTTTTTTCTTTTCAAAGAAATGTGGTGCTTGTTTTTTGTAATTATCAGTTATTTCTTTTAATCCGATTAGGGATTTTTTGTCATCTGATAATTTAATTTTATCTTTATCTTTATTTAATAGTGAAATAAATGCTTCCCTTGTCAAATCATCTTTTAACACTTTAGCATCATCTAGTCCTTTATTTAATAAATCATTATAGATATAATCTTCATTTTCTTTTTTTGCATTATCTTCAATTTCTTTGATTTTTTTGTCGTATTCATCTTTTGAAATACTATTTTTTTGTAAATCAGCAATTGCTTTTTCCTTATCTTCTTTTTCTTTTGTAATAACTTTTTTGTCGTTTTCTAATTGTGATTTTTCAGATTGTAAGGTTGTAATCTGAGTATTTAATGCAGCAACCTCTGCACCATTTTTGGCCATAACAGACTCTACTTGCTCATCTGTTAATCCCATTGCTTTTAGTTCTTCTCTTTTCATGAGTTCTCCTTTCATTCAGGCTTTCGTGTTTTTATACGGAGCAACGCCTCCGACCTGGTGTTGTTTTCGAACAACTTACAAAATCGTAATATATAAAAATAAGTATGTTAAATAACATACCTACATTTATAACTTCTTATTGGCTGTTTAAGAATCCATTTAATCCACCACTATTTATAGACACCAAAAAAAGACATATAAAACTATATGCCTTTAAATTTAAATAGCCTTATATTCCATTTTCATGCGTCGTTTTTTGGCTATTTTTCAAGTATTTTTATGATTTTCACTTCGTTTTCAAATAATGAATAGACTTTATTGTCTGCATCATTTTTTATACTTATTTCTTCAATTTCTGGATCATTATCTTGTGCTGGTACATAACCAACTATTATTCCTTCATACTTTTTACCACTAAATGATTCTATATTAACTTTTTTATTTAATAATTCCTCTAAATTTTTTCCTTTCATTTTAGTTTCCACCTTTCCTATAAGGAACAATATGCGTTCCAGTTTTACTATAATGTATTTTGAAGCTATTTGTCTTTATCTCATTATTTTTATTTTTTACAACTCCGATTGTTTCTTTTACTGTTATTATTTCTTTTTTGTTCCACTTACCACTGTCGCTAAATTCTAATTGTCCCTTTCCCGCGTATTGGTTTATTAGCTCTTGTGCTTTTTCTTTTGAAATAGTTAAATAGCTTTTTCCGTCTATATAATTATTACTTCCAATTATATGTTTATCTTGCTTTCCTTGATTTATGTTCTTATTTACATTATCAATATATTTTTTTGCTCTTTCTTCAGTTGTTATTCCCAACGCATCAGAGTATTGTGCTTTTAAATTCTTCCACTCATCAATATTATTATACTTCATTTCTTGAAATTTATCAAATGTTTTAGGCATTTCATCACCTAAAATGTCCTTGTATCTATTATATTGCTCATAATCCGATGATTTATTTTTATTCATTTTTATATCTGTTTCAAATGCTTTCTTTGTAGCCGGATCTGAATAAACATATTTTTCTAACCATTCCTTATAAGTAATATTTCTTGGAACATAATAGGTTTTTCCATCAGTATTTCTTGCTGCCCTTTCTCCAAATTCAAATTCATCTTCGAAGTATGGTCCCGTTGTTGTTCTACATCTTACATGAAACGGTGGGGCCGTAATTCCTATTTTCATATCTTTCATTTCATATACTGTGCCATCTATATCTCTACATATATCTGATGTTCTTGAATCTAATGTTGCTATGTTTATATACTTTTGTACCCCTAACTCATTAAAACATTTTTGCCTTGATGCACTTGAGAAAAAAGCAGATTCTGTCATTACCAGTGTTCCAGCCTTATTCTTACTAACATTAAAATCCTTTGAGATTTTATCTATTACTTTATCTGGTGGATTTCCCAAAATTATTGATTGTGTCAAATCTGTTTGTAATGTTTTAATTAGTGCTTTTTTATTTTTCCAAATTCTATCAGAAAATGTTTGTTCATCTGTAGTCCAGGGTTTAGATATTATACTTTGTATTATGTCTAAATTTAATGTTGCAAATTTAAATGCTACATTTGAACCCTTTTGGAGCTCATAGGCTGTTTTATAGTAATTATCTCTGTATGTTTCTAGTATAAAATCATTTGTATTATTGCTTTCATCATAATACAACTTTTCAACTTGTTGTTGTATTTGTAATTCTAATGCCTCTAATCTAGAAATATGTATTTTTGAACTTGCATTTTCCAATTGCTTTTTCCAAATTAGATCTATTCCATTTTCTTCTCCATATTTTATATATTCTTGTACATCCCAGTTCAGTTCTTTCAGTTCATCACTATTCAGCCACTTTTTTGCTTCCTTTAAGCTAATTTGATTATTTACTGCAAATCTTACTAACCAATTATTTATTTCTTTTTTTACGGTGCTTAATGCCTTATCGTATGTTTCTTTTAATTCTGTAATATATTTAGCCTCATTCAGCAATTGTGCTTTTTCAAGTTCTTCAAATCTTTTAGTCCAATATTCTGCATTATTTCCCATTATTTATCACCAACTTTTGAACTTCCATCTTCTGTTTTGTTCCCTAATTCCTTTATTATTTTGTTATAATCACTTTCATTTTTTTCCGCTTCTGCTTTTTCTTCTTTATCTATCTTTTCTTTTTCATCTTCAACATCATTAACATAAGGATGTCTTGATAATATTGTATCTTGACTTAACATTTCTATACTTGCTTGGCAATTTTCTATTAGTTCTTTTTCATTTACAGTCATTGTTTTATTAAATACATATTCTACTTCTTTATCAGAATAATCTTTGCCTGTGCTCATTTCAACCCAATTATTATAGAAAAACATAAAATATTCCAAACTGCTTTTAAATTCTGTTTCTATGTTACTACAGTCTAAATCTAGGTCAGCATATAATTGTTTTAATGCTACACCAGACTCCTGTGTTCCAAATTTTTCGCTTTGAGTATCAACGCAAGAGCCACCCTCATAAATATCTTTTCTTAATTGTTCGATAAAACTTTTAAATGCTTCTATATTTAAAGTTATATCTTTACGATCGTATTCTCCATCAGTATCTAAAAATACTGTATTATATGTTGCTAGATTTTTTTGAAAAGTTCCTGCTTCCGACTGATAATTTTTTACAACATTAACTCCATCTGGGGCTTCATAAATTGAATCTCCTGTTCTAGAGCATAATTCATCGTAACAATCAATAAGGCTTTTCAATAAATGAATTAGTGGCATTTCATCTCCATTATACTTGAAATATATGAAAGGTATCTTTTTCCATCTTTGTGGTTTTCCATCAAGTTCAAAATGTGCAACAATACTTGTTCCTTCTCCATCTTGTCCAATTACTAACTTACTTCTCTTGTCTACTTCTTCCACATCTTCTTGTAATGTAGAACCATCATAAATATAATATCTTACACCCTCTAAATCCCAATATTCTACTTTTGTTTTCTTTTCTCTTTCTGTTTCACTTGTATATACTTCAACTTCATATGTCATTATAATTGCATCTAATATTTCGTGTTCTTCATCTTGCCATAATGGTATAATTCTAGTTGCATATCTTAACCTTGCTTTTAAATCTCCATTTTCATCGATATATATTTGCCACCAAGCAATTCCTCTTTTTACTGCTTCTATTAGTGTATATTTTAGTCTTTTATGCATTTTATTGTTAAATAAATCTTTCAATAAGTCCTTGTATTCTTCATCTTCTTTTTCATTTTTGGCTAGAACCTGTTTTATTGTTGGCTTTTTTCTTAAAAGATATCCCGCTTTTTGATTTATCATTTTATATATAATCGGATGTTTTAGTTTATAGTTTTTTGCGTGTGGTGCTACTTGTTCTGCTCCATTTTCTGCAATAATAATTCTTTGTTTATCTTCAATATCACCTTGATTTTTGTAGTATTTACTTCCTTCTACCATTTCCTTAAATGTATCTGATTGCTTAAAATCATCTATTTGTAAATCTATAAATTTTGACAATACCAGACCTTTTTTTGCTCCTTCTGCTATTATCATTTTTATTCTATCCATCTCTGTTATCATTATTTTTCTCTCCTTACTGCACAAAATATGCTCCCCTTTTCTTATTAGGGTATAATGTTTGTAATAAGTATCTTAATGCATCTAATGCGTGATCATTTTGTTTGACTGGTTTATCCTCTCCTTTTTCCTGTGCCTTTTCGTCCCAAATGTATGAATTAAATTCTCTTATTATATTAGGACACTTTTCTTCAACAATATGGATTCTTTCTTCATCTAACCAATTCAAAACTAAATTTATACCATCTATAACCGCATTGTCTGCTTCCTTAACGGCTATTTTATTTTGCTTAAATAAATTAATTAAAGATGTAGCACTTGGATCTATAATAACCTTTCTAATTTCCAAATCTCCAATTAATTTTTTATAATCATTTAAAAACATTGTGTCAGTCTTTGTTATTTTTTCTTCCTGTCCTTTTTTGTTCTTTTTAGTTCCTTTATTGTAATATTCATCTAATATCCATACTTGTGGCTTTCCATCAATATATTTTATTCCACATAATAAGAATACCTGTGGATTTGTAATTCCATAGTCTGATGATACATAAAAGAAATCAAACTTTTTAGGAATATCTACAGGTTTTATGCAATGCTTAATCTTATCAAAATTAGGATATATAATACCTTCAGCAAGTACCCACAACCCCAATATAAATCTTTGAAAGAAAACTCCTACAAACATTTTACGATATCTTTCTTTTGTTTCCTCATCAAGACTTGGATTATCATCCATTGTAAAATGTAAATGTAATATATTTTTTTCTTTCTTTTTATCAATCCATTCAACTTTAAACCAATGATTTGGTCCTTCTGGGTTGCAGTTAAACCAGTATTTTGAACCTTTTACAGAGCATCTAGCAAGTGCTTGGTTTACGAAAGATTGTGGCATCAATGCAACTTCATCTAAAAATACCCCTGCAGCAGTAATTCCGTTGTACTAAATCTTGTGATCTTTCGTCCTTACCACCAAAGATATAGAAATAATTTATTATTTCTCCTTTGGATATTTCACACATATTGTCTGCACGCCTATCTTTTATTTTATATCCCTGTGCTCTTAACATTAGCTTCAACCAAAAAAGAACATTCCTACGAAATGCTCCTACTGTTTTTCCTGCCAATATAAAATTTTGTCCATTAAATCTTGTCATTGCCCATAAAACAAATGATAATGACATACATAATGTTTTACCTGCTCTAATACTTCCATCTGCAATAATTCCATTTTTATCTTTTACTGGACTTTTATCTGTCCACCAGGTCAAAATCTTCTTTTGTTTTAAACTAAATGGCTTAAACTTGAATAATGTACCATTCTTTATTTTTTTTCTTAAAGTAATAGCATTTTGCATTACTTTGTTTCTTAGATTAGATATTCTTTCATCAAAACTTTTACTATTATTCTTCAGTGTAATCATTCCATGCACCTTCTGTCGAATCATTTAACGCTTGTATAAAACTGTCATCTTTCATATCTTCATTATTTGAGCTATCATCCTTTGCTGCTTCCATTTCTAATCTAATCAAATCTAATTCAAGTTTTCTATCATCAGTTTCTATTTTGTGATAACTATCAATATATCGCCTTTTGGCCTCTTGCACTCTTGTGAGTGATTCTTCTAGTCTTTGAATAATATTTGTTGTACTTTCTGCTTCAGTTGTTGTAGTTGATCCATTGCTTTTGTATGAAATATTTTTTGATGTACTTTTAGACATTCTCACAATTGTTAAATCTTTGCCTTCTTTTACATTTTTTATCCTCTGCATCATTCTTCTTTCTCGTATAGATAGCATTTTTATTTCTGACATTATTTGATATTTCTTATCGTATAGTTCCGTTTGTTTCATAATAGCCTTTTCTTCATCTGTCAATAGGTCATCATATATCGTTTCATATTCTCCAGTTTTTAATGCTCTAGTGTTTCCTTTTTCTGCTCCTGGTCCACCCTTATTTCCTTTTGCATTTTGATTTCCTTTCTTTACCTTACTTAAGTTGCTTTTTCTTTTCCAATTTTTCTTTTTTACTAAATAAAGAACTTCGTTATAAGTGACATCATGTTTTTGTGCTATTTGTTTATAGGTTTTTCCTGCCATATAGTCTTTTTTTATTTTAGAAATTTTGTTATTATCATCTATCACATCATATCACCCACCTACCTTTTCAAATATTTATTCCATTACCTATTTGTAATAATTCATTTCTTTTTAACCTTGTATTAGTAAAAGATGGCTCCCAGGTAGCATATTTTTCATCCTGTGGAATTTTTATAATATTGCCTTCTTCTATTAGATCAACTGCTTTACAAATCATTTCTACACCTATTGGGAATATTTCTCTCCATAAATCGTGATAGTTCCATTTTCTATCAACAAATAATGTTTTTTGAAGGAATATATCTCCTCCATCTACACTATCATCAAGCCAAAATACTGTTGCTCCTGTTATACTGTCATTCATAGCAGTGGTCCACCTAACAGCATCTTGTCCACGATGTCTAGGTAACAATGAAGGATGAAAACCAATAGCTCCATATTTTGCTTTTTCAATAATTTTAGTTGATATATACCAATGTGAATGTGCTGCAATTACAAGGTCTGTTTCTTCAGGTATATCCCTAGAAACCAATCTATCACAATCGCTTATCACAGGTATTCCTAGTTTTATTGCATATCCTTGCATTTTATCATAGTATTTTTCTTGTGGTGGTGGTGCTACACCAACAATATTATGTCCCTTTTCATATAATGCTTTTAGGACTTCTTTTCCAAAACTTTTTTGCCCACATATAAATATATTCATAATTGTTAACCCCCTATATATTTAAATCCCTGTACTGCTCTAAAATGTCCACCGTATCCAGATGCACACGCATTTGCTTCTCCACCATTATGTCTTTTTCTTGATTTCATAATAGATTTTGAACTTCGTGTTTTATTTCCACCATACAAATTTGCACTTGTTTGCACCCATTTTTTACTTTTTCTCAATGCCATACATAACTGTGGATGCGATGTATGAAAATAAGTTGGAAATTTTTTATTGCATCTTCCGTTACCTTCTAAATGATATTGTGCTATCCATTCTAAAAACTTCATTCCAACACCTGCACCTTGCCATTCTGGCATAGTAACTAATCTTGTTGCTCTGTATCCATTGGATGTAAAAAAAGGAGCAACTGCTACATGACAAGCTAGTTCTCCATCTACAACCCCTATAAAATACTCTGCACAAGGCGGCATAGGTAAATTTAAATAATAATGTGGCTTAAAATATTTCCAGTAACTTTGGTTGACCTTGAAAACTTGGAGGTCAATTTTAGGTCTTTGCCTGGCCAACCCACGCTCAAATACTTTTGTTTTTGTATCAAATACCCAGTCCGGTTTGACCCAATCTAAAATATCATAGTGTGGGGTTAACAACACCACCTTCCCATTTGGATTCGTTCTTCTCCAAGCTTTTTGAAATGCTTGTGAACCTATTTTTGCTATTTGTCTATCAATTACAGATGTAAACTCATCTATAACCACTTTTTCTGGTTTTTCACAAATTAGTCTTGCTAACCCTGCTCTAAATTGTTCCCCATTTGATAATACCCTAAATGGTCTTAACCAGGCAGGTACATCACCTAACCCAACATTTGCTAACGCTCCTGTGACCTCATTGAAATCACCATTCGGAGCAATTTCATCAATTATTGGTCTATCTGTGGCCCAGCCTTTTGTATAGTCATATATTAAGTTTTCACCAAATATAACTTTTCCTATACTAGACTTTCCGCTTCCAGAAGGGCCAACTACAACTCCAATTTGCCATTCGCCAGATAAATCTATTTCTGCTTCCAAATCAAAATTACAACCATTTTCTGCATTAAACAATGATTTAACCCTTGCTGCCCTATAACTATTGAAATCTTGAACTCGATTATGAATTTCTATTTTGGTTTTGTTATCCATTATGTTGTCACCACCTTACATTCATAACCTTGGTCAAGTAATTTATTATATACTTTTTCTTGGTCTTCTTCATTTTTGCATATTACAATTACTCCATATTGTTCCTTATAATTAAAACTGCTTTCACTTGAAGTATTCACTTCATCTTCCAGTTCTTCTTCAAGTTGTTTTATATCAAACTCAAATTCCTGCATATCAATATTAGATATTTTTGCAAGTTCTTCTTCCAAGATATCAATATCAAATCCGGTATTCATAGTTAGTTTATTATGGACTAGCATATATGCTACTTTTTGTTCTTCAGATAAATGTGTAAGTTTTATAACCTCTATTTCTTTTAGTCCCATATCTTTTTGTGCCAGGTATCTTCCTTCTCCTTCGATTATAAAACCTTTTTCATCAATAGCAATTGGATCATTGTTTCCAAATTCTTGAATTGATTTTTTTATTTCTTCAATTTGTTCTGCTGTGTGAATTTTAGCATTATTAGGATATACCTTAATACTATCAATACTTACTTTTTCAATTTTCATATTCTCATCCTCCTAAATTGCAACAGTCTTTTTTATTGTGATTTATGTTGCTTTTCCAATATTCAAAATGTTCATCTACATCTTCACATACACTTATTTGTTCAAAGCCTGTGATTTTCTGTAGATATTGCTTTTTAATGCTTAAAGGCAAATGTTCATATCCGGCATGTTTTACTGTATATTTAGAATAATCTATATCAAACCATTGTTTTATCCAATGATTCACTCTTAAAAACTCTATTAAAATCTTATTGCATTTGATGTTATTCAATATATCAAAATCTATATACTCATAAATAAAAGGGCTTAATCTTACTTGAACATCAAACCCATTTTTATATAATTTTTCAATAGCTTCTATTCTTTTACTAGGGACTGTGGCTTTTTCATATTTTACTGATTTACTATCATCTGTGGTAGTAACGGTAATTTGAAAATGGGCCAAATCCTTGTCGTAAATTTTCAAATATTCATCATTCGCAACAATACTTGATTTTGTGACTATTAAATATCCAATTCTTCTTTTGTTTAGATATTTAATAATTTTATAGGTTATCCTATTGTCCAACTCTATTGGTTGGAAACAGTCTGTCATTCCTCCAAGTCTTACTATTGTTCCTTTTCTTAATTTATCAATTTTCCTTTTTAGCTTTTCAACATTAGCGACACTTGGATTTTTAGGATTCCACAAACCTCTAAAGCTTAATAGGGATTTTGCATAGCAATACTTACAATCGTGGCTGCAACCGACATCCGATAAGTATCTAATCTTATAGGATAATTACACTTGCTGCCTTCATTTCCGCCTACTTCCTTATAAAAGCTCTTAAATTGTTTCAATAATACTCCTTTCTCAAAATAAAAAAGACCATAATAGGTCTTTTAGGGGATTGAATATTTTGTAATTTATATTTTTTCACAATATCATTATAATTCCTTGATTATGACATGTCAAGGACAAATTATGGACAAACTTACATTGTATTATTAGAACATTTTTCTTATACCATCTATTCCAAACATAAGTATTGCTATTTCTTCAATTGCAGTATTTTGATCTCTACTAATTTGTCTTTCACTAATATGATACTTTTCGGACATACTTTTTGTTTTTGGTTTCTTATCTCCTTTTATATATAGATCATCAATAATATGAGCTCTCCTTATTTTTTCTGTATTATTACTGCTTTCAGCTTCATATATATAAAATTTTATAATTCTTTTTATATGTTCTATAATAATTTCTGTTCTTTTTTTAGATGCTAATATAGATTGAACTACAGTTACTTCATCAGATGTCGTACAATATAATTTATCTAATACTTCATCAACAGTCGCCGTTTCTAGTTCACATTCAGTCCATGTTGCCTGCTGACAAGCACTTAAAAATCTTCTATAATTTTTTATTAAAAGTCTGGTATTTTTTAATTTGGTATCATATGTTATTTTTTCTCTTAATCTTTCCTCATTTCTTGCCCTTTCAATTCCTTTTTCAATTCCCTTTTCTACTGCAGAATTTATTAGTTGTTCTATAACACCTAATATTTTGCTTTCTTTTTCAGATATTTCAATTTTTTCCATACAAAACCTCTCCTTCTAGGTAAACTGTATGCCTTGTGCTTTAGTAAATTATAATTCTCTATTTATTATTCTATAATACAATGTTTCCTATTTATTTTATATACATTTTTAATGCTCTTACTAATGTATTTAGAGCTTCAATATATCCATAACTATCAGTTCCATCTTTTCTTACTTGAATATATTGCTTGTCTTTTATTTTTCGTTTTAATTCATTTGTCTTTGTTATTGCTTCCTTTATCTCCACTTTCTTTTTGTTTCTCCTTTTCTACTGGAACACTTAAGTATAATTGTTCATCAGCATAATTTTCCCAGTATGGTGTATCTGTAAATGTCACTTCATAAAATAAATTATTGGTATTTCCTAATACTGCTTGATATCCATTTAAAACTCTCCATTTTTTTCTTGTCTTATCCCATAATGGTCTACCTATCAGCATTATAATTTGAAACCAACTCAACATTTGCTGCGATTCATCTTTGTTTTTCTTTTCTACTTTTTCTTGATTTTGCTTTTTCATTTGTTATATTCTCCTTTCTCAACTTTTCTAATAGTTGCATCCAACACACTTTGTCGCACTCGTCTCCATAACTTATTGGATTTTCTATATCTCTTATCATTACTTGCCTGTCCTTTTCAGTTAGTAAGTGTAAGTTATTACCTATAAACTCACAGGTCCATTGCACAATATATGTTTTTCTTCCTAGTGCATATCTTTCTGCTCCAATTAGCATTGCACTTAAATCTTCTGTTTCTCCATTTACATCAACTTTCATCTTTTCTCCTTACTTAAAGCTACTTATCTTCAACATTTGGACTACAAACACTCCTGTTTTTTCCTCAATTTTGTTTTGAATTCGCTTCATTTTTTCTTCATCTTCTTCTTTGTCTAATTTATCCATTAACTCAATTATTTTTTCTAAAGCCTCAGTACATTTTTCAAAGCAAGTTTTCATTTCTTTTATTTTTTCTACATCATCCATAATTTACCTCCATTTTTACTTAACTTTCTTATAGCCTCATATCTCTTTATTTTATTTAATCCATCATTGTAATTAACTTTTACAATTTTATTGTCACTGAAGTATTCTTTAATATCATATAATTCATCATCAATTATTAATATTCTGTCTCCATCCTTTGTATTATCTTTGCACCACTGTAATATTTCTTTTCCTCTATCTCCGGCTAATAAATGGAGTAACGGAATATATTTTTATTCCGTATTCTATAAGTCTTGCTTTTAATACTATCATTCCATTTTTTGTTCTTCTCCAGGAAGAAGATATTACTACTTTTGAATTTGTTTTATCAATTATTTTTCGTAAATTTAATATACTTCTAGGATTAAATGGCATATTCTCGCAGCAGAACCTTCCACCATATTTTTTATGTTGTTTAGAGTAATGTTTTTTATTATTTAATACCCCATCAATGTCCAAAAAAATATAATTCACTTTACTCACCTACCTCAATACTATTTTCTGTAAAGATTTCTTGTGTCAATACTGTTTTTATATCTTCATCGTAAAACACTACCAGTGTCCCATCTCCTTGCCAGTTGTATTCCCAATGTTCAGTAAATAGTTGTTTTTTCTTTGTAAATGGATCAATTCTAATTTTTACAATAAGATGTCCATTTACATAGTCTCCTTCTTTTATTAAGTCTACTTTTGATTTTGAATGTTCTACTATTTGGCTCCTATATTCGCTTGCCATTGTAGTTTCGCAGCAATAATACTTTTCATTCATATATTCATCAGGTTCAATAATTTTTTTTACTTTTCCTATATACCCTGCCTTATTTCTTATGTATTCATCTATTTCTATTTTATCATAGTAACAACCTGGACATCCCATTTTTTCAACTTGGCAAGTATCCCATTCTTTATCTGTACATTTCATTATTCTTCCCCCTTTTGTATTTCTTTTATAACCCACTCTATAACTGCCTGTACCATAATCGGACAATATCCATATTCATTTTTTCTAACTATATCTGCAAATATGTTAGCATCATTTCTTTGAATTCTACATCCCATAAGTAATTTAATAAATCTTTTTCTTGAAATTCTTTCAATACCTAACATTTTTTGCAAATGTATTGATGATTCTCTTGTAATCGTAATTGATACACTTTTTGATTTTTCTTTTTCTATTGCGTACCTTACTGCATCTGCAGCATCATCTTGATTATTTTCCTGCACACTTTCAAAATTTTGTATTTCCGCTATTTTACTAATTTCTCCATCTTTGTCCTGCATAAAAATATCGCCATCTACTATTAACTTTTTTACTTCATCTGTTGACATATTATTCCTCCTTTTCAAATATTTTCTTATATTCTTCTTTGCATTTCTTTCCTTCAATTTCAAATAATACTTTTGCAAAATCGACTTCTCCATTTTCATCGAAGTACTCTTTTATAATCATAAATAATGGAAGTTGATTTTTACCTCTAAAACCGAATATAATTCCTGTTTTCTTTCCTTTTATTTCTAAGGATGGCATTATTCCTCACCATCCTTTGCTACTTGCAATATACACATTATTGCCATACCTATAAAATCTCCTATAAAAAAACCTATTAAAAGCCCTATTATTAAATACTTTATCATTTGTAACACCTACCTTCCATTTAATTCATACATATATACTGTTTCTCTTAATGAGTCCAGTTCAACATACTGTTCATCTATTATTGCCTGTCTCCTATCTATTGTTCTTTCTAATTCACCTATTTTATCTTTTAACTTGGTATTTTCATTTTTTAGATCATGGTTTATTGCTATACACCCAACAACAAATCCAAAAACAAAACATAAAATAACCATTAAAGTTGCTTTTATTTTTTCAGTTTTCATATATATTTCTTTATCATAAATTTTCATAAGTGTTCCTACCTTTCAATAAATTTTCTTCCATTACACCACATATAATTTTCAGTTGGACAAAATTCATCATATACAAGTGGCATATCTTCTTTTTCATCGCAGTACATATCTCCATGTTCAATATACATACAATTTATACATTGTTCGCAAGTAACATTCTGCTTGATTTTATACCTTTTTCTTTGTACTGGTTTTCCCATTTTTTCTCCTTTCTTGTATTTTTATTTTCCAAGCTGTTCAATTTAATGAACAGCTTATTTTTTATATTCTTAGTATAGTTCAATATCACTAATGCCAATGAAATCCAAAACTTTCAAATAACAATCTTTACATAGTCTTGTAAGTTTTTTATTAGTGTATGTATCTGCTTTTTTTAACAAAACCATGTGCCTTTGTGGTAATTTCTGTCCGCACATTGGGCATATATCATAATATCTATCTTCACTTTTCCAACTATTATAATTTCCCATTCTTACTCCTCTATATCGCTTACTCCTAAATAGTCCAACATATCAGTATAGCAATCTTTACACATATTACATAGTTTTCGTGGAGAGTTTCCATTTTTAGCAACAGAAATAGTAATTCTATCTAATGTAAAATTTCCACATCTTACACAAAACTTTTGATTGCTACTTTGAACCTTAAATAAAAATTGTTCAAATTCTTGTTTTGACATATTTTTTATATCTTCAAATTTCATTATTCATTATCCTCCCAAAGCCTCACAGCTACTTTAACACCTGATTGCTCTTTTTTTCTAGGTTTTCTTCCTGTTCTAATTCCTGTGTCTGCTCTTTTTTTATTTGCTGGTGTTGCCCAAAAATAAACAGTTTCTTTTTTTACATTAAAGTGATTCATAACTTCTTCAATAGTACCCACAAATATTTCTTTTTCTCCCTTATATATTGAATATTCTTTTCTCTTAGACATACTTCATCATCACCTACTTTTTTATAAATTTATTGTCTTATGTATGGCCTATCTACATATAAACTAACTGGTGGCTGTATATTTCCCCTTACAGACAAGTATATCTTTCCAGTTTTCATAAATTCTTTTTTCTCTTTTTCGGTCATTTTCCAACATGAAACTATATGTTTATCTGTTTTTAATGCTGGTAAATCTCCACATTCTTCTGCTTTGAATATGCAATTCATATCTTCAAAATTTACTGGGTTCATTGTTCTATTCCTCCTTTATTTTTAGGTTATATTTATCTTCAAACACCTTTTTCTTTGTTATATATTCTTTTGTTTTAAAGCCTTTTGTATCAATAATTTCTGCTGCCCCATCATTATGAAATACTATAAAATCCGCTTTATATTTTAAACCTGGAGCTAGTATAAACACAGGCTGCAAACAAAAACCTTTTATTTCTCCTGCTTGCAGCCTTAACTTCAAATTGCAATAATAGTCCGCTTCTTTTTTACTATCAAATGTCTGTCCATCTACGGAAGTCTTTACTGCCCCATATTTACTTTTTCTATTACCTTTTTTTTGGTATTCTCTATATTGTTCAATGCTCCAATGTTCTTGCATTTATGTACTACTCCTCCATAAATTCAATATTTTTGTATGACTCCCTTAATTCCTTTTTTTTCAATAAAGGTATTATCTTTTTTACTTCCGGAAAATTACATTCCATATTATCAGAAACTTCTCGTAACATTTTTATTAACATAGCCATCTCTATTTCTTCACCAGTTCCATAAATAACAGACTTTGGCCCTTCTTTAAATTTTCTTGGAATTACAATTTCACATACTAAACAATCATTTTCTTCCTTTAATCTATTTAACTTTTGCATTTCTTGTAGTTCTCTATAATTCATACTATTTATTCCTCCCTTTTCTTTTTTGCACATTTCAAATCTTTTAATACTCGTGGTGTATATTGTCTATTTTCTTGATTTCTTTTTAATGTTTCTATATTTTTTATAGCTGCATCTGTTTCTGCACAAATTCCTTTTGCTATAAACTTATTTGCATATGGTTTTATAGTGCTTACTAGATCTATTTTATCTTTTATTATTCTTCTTTCCTGTAGTACCTTTTCTAGTTTTTTATAAACTGCCATTATTTCAATAGCATTTAATTTACTCAATTCTATTTCGTGTAACAGATCGTCTCTTTCGTATTCCTTATTTCGTAAATCTATATTCAATTTTTTCTCTATTTCCTCTATGTTATAGAAAAAATATTTTATATTTTCCAACAATTCTAATGATTGCTGCATATCTTCAATTACCATAATTTTCAGTCCTTCCTTTGTATATTTTTTCTAGGTTGTGTTTGTTTCTAAAAATTACCACTTGGGCATATCCTTATAAAATTCAATTAGTTCTTGGATATCTTCTTTTTCTTTTCCTTTTCTAAAACCAACCATTATATTTGGTGGAGTTGGTATCTCTTTATTAATCGGTCTCCATATATGTAAGCAATATGGCATAATATTTACATAATTTTCTTTTTTAGGATGTATTTGCATACAAACTTCATCTTCGTTCCAAAATATGTCTTTCATAAAACACATTTGCTCCCATGTCGGTGTTTTGACTGGTGTTGATACACTCAAATGTTCAAAACCACATCCCCAACTGAATATAAAATGTAGTGCCTTATCAATGTCATTTATTATTTTTACTTTTCCTTTTTTATATTCTATTGGAAATATAGTCCCTCCAAAGCCATCCTGTCCTTGTTTTTTTATTATTATGCCTGGTGTTTTTTTTATTTCTTCTATATTTTTCATAACTCCTCCTACATACTTATGTGCATTCCTGTTCTCTTTTTGAAAAGCTCGCAATATTCAAATAAACCTGTTTGTTTGCCTTTTAATAAGCATCGTGGTACTTCTATCTCAAATTTCTTATATGTTTCTATTATTGGAATACACCATTCGCAATTTTCACATGTCTTTAATCCTCTAGATATTAGTTCATCTTCTCTAATAAATCCCATTTCTTTACTCCTCCGCTTCTGATATCTGCATCATTATTGTATCTGAATCATACTGTGTGCTTAATTCTGTTTGTTCTAACGCTGATAATATGCATTTTTTAAAATATGATTTCGGTATTTTTATTCGTGAGATAGTATTAGCAATAGCAAAATTCTTTAATGCATAACATAATTTTTTAGAATTGATTTCTTGTACTTTTTCTCTTGTATCTGGATTCATATACATTTCTTTCAAAATTTCTGACATTTCAATAGCTAGTTCCGGAGTAAATATATTCATTTCGCAATTATGTATCATCAGTTCATATTCCATCTTTTCAGTCTTGTCCATCATATCATCTAAAGTCTTGTTTTTTTTTGCTTTGTAACCAGATGGAAAGATAGATGTGATTTCATTTAATTTAATTTTATTTAATTTAATTTTATTTGATTTTATTTGATTTAATTTGCATAATATTGTATTGCTTTTGTATCGTTTTTTGTATGCATTTGCATTACTTATGCAATAGCCTTTTATGCACTTGCATTGCTTTTGTTTCTTCTTTGCATTGCTTTGGTTTTCTTTTTTTCTTTCTTTATTCCATCTAGCATTTGCTGCTTGGCTTCTTTTTTCTTTTAAGGTTTCATACTTTTCCATTCTTCTTAATAAACTTGCAGACCAAAAGAATTTTTTATCTGAATTAAATAAGCCATTTCCACTTTCGCCATCTGTATATTCACTTATACAGTCTTTCAAGTACGCCTCGACATCAATAGTTGTTCCTGTATGCATTTTTATTGCTCTATATGTAGTTTTGTCGAGAGGTAATTTATATGTTGCCTCATTACGAAGCATTTCTAATATTGCCCAAAACAGACCATATCCGTTCTAACCCATAATCACATCTCATTGCTAATATTTTTGGATCCGATAATGCGTTTGCATCATGGCTAAAATAGTAAACATCTTTATTGTTGGCCATTGGTTACCTCTCCTTTCTTTTGTAATATAACATCCATAGTTAGTTGTTGATTTTTATATACATCATTTATATATTTCTTTTCACATACTGGACCAAATCCTTTTTGAATACTTCTCCAAGTTTTTAATTCTTTTCCACACATTCGGCAATTAAATGTTCTATCTTTTATGTCAGGACACTTTTTTAATGCCATTACTGCTAGACTTATTGCTTTTATATCATTCAAATAAATTTCATCAGAATCACTATTTTGTATGAAGCTTAATCTATCTCTTCTCAATTCTTCTAATTGTGTTATTGCTTTTATACTATTCATAATATCCCTCCACATTAAAACGGATATAATTTTAATTCTAGATCTAATCCTGGTCTTGCAATAGTTGTTTTTATCTTTGTTTGTTCATATACTCTATTTTGCATTATCATTTGATTTGAATTAGTATCTGATAAATGGCATAATATTATATTTTTTACATATCTCAAATCATTTGATGCTAAAAACTTTAATACATTATCTAAACTAAAATGACTTTCTAATAGTCTCGTATATCTAGTTTTATTTATTACTCCATTTCTTACATTTTCTTTTGCTATTTCTTGATTATAATTACACTCTAATAATAAATAATTTAATTTATTAAACTTATATTTTATATAATATGTATCTGTAGCATATAATAATTTTTCACCAGTTGGCTTATATTGAATTAAAAAGCCTAATGGTTCTATTGCATCATGTTGCACATTAAAAGGAAGTATTATAAAATTTCCAATTTCAAATTGTTTTAATGCTTTTACTACATGAAATCTATGTCCTTTTAAATGTTGCTTTTCAAAAGTTCCTGCTGAAGCATATATATCCATTCCATAAAGGGCAAAATTTGTAGCATATTTCAAATGGTCCATATGTTCATGTGTTATCAATACTCCATTTATTCCGCTAAAATTAAAATTTAGTTCTTTTTGCACATTCTTAAAGTTAACACCTGCATCTAATATTAACTTTTCTTTTTCATTTGCTTCTATTAGATAGCAGTTACCACTTGAACTGCTACCTAATACTTTTAATTTCATTAGAATGATGGTCTTTCTGTTGTATCAATATTTTCTTCTTCAGATACAGGTTGAGAAATTTCTTGACTTTCAATCAATGTTTCACTTGGTATTTCCTGTGGTGTAACATCTATTAGTTCTTTATTAGCATTATCTTCAATTTCTTGCTTTACTTTGTCTTCTTGATTTTCTACATAATAGTCTTCTGCATTTTCCATTACATATACATAGCTTTCATTTATCTTTTTAGGATCTAATGGTACCTTTTTACAAGTTGCTCTTACCATTGTTTTATAAAGCATTTCTTCTTGCCATCCTTCAATAGTTTCTGTTCCAACCTTTTTACCATTTTCCCATTTATCTTTTTCTCCACCCCAAAATTCAGCTGCTGCTGTACTTGGTTTTCTTTTTAGTAGTTCTGCTTTTGACATTGTAACTAGTTTATTTCTAGTTTCATCTTTATATCTTATATATCCAAATCCACCTACTACTTCTCCCCTATCAAATGGGTTTGATATATCAAATTCGTAACAATCAACATTATTCTTTGTAATCATTTTAAAATTGTCATTTTTATGTACTAATTCCACTCTAATATCAACTATTGGATATATTGAATATTTAATAGCAACATATCTTAATCCTTCATATCCTGGCATTAGCGTTAAATCATATTTTCCGGTTTTTCCATTTAGATAAGGTACTACGCTTAAATGGTTTGCAACAGCCATATCTAGTCCTAATTTTGCATTTTGTACTACATCAACGGCTAGTTTATTCATATTTACATTTTGCCATATTACTGCTGGGTCTGCTGCCTTTTTCTTACTATAACTTCTTCTTTCTTCTGCACTCTTTAAAGAATTATCTATTCCTATGAAATAATTTCTAACTAATTGTCTTTGATAGTCATTCAAATTTAATTCTCCAACATTTCCCTTAAATTCATTTATTACCATTGCTGTAAATCTTTCGCTTGCTGTTGGTTCTGCTTTTTTTATTTCTCCAGTTTCTTTATTTACTAATTCTGTTCCCATACTATTCTTCTACCCCCATCTCTTTTAACATTTTCTTAAATGCTTCTACTGCTTCTCCATCAATGCTTCCTACTGTTACTTTCATTTTAGGTCTTTCTTTTTTTTCTTCACTTACATTAAAGTTATGATTTATATCTATTGGGCCATCTCCTAATAATGTTGTCATTTCCTTTACTCCTTCATAAAATCCTTTGTAATACGCTAATTCGCTTTTTAATTTAGTTATATTTATTTTCTCATTTTTCATAATTTCAAATTCCTTTCTTAATATTTATTTGTATCATTTCCATATGTTTTTTCTGTCTTATCTATCCATTCTTTCATTGCTTTTACAATATCTTGTCTGTCTGCATTTGATACATACATCATTTGTGAAGTATTAGGCTCTGTATTAAATGAAAAGGCTAAAACTACAAATCCAAATCCATTAGGTAATTCATTTTCAACTTTTTGAGCTATGTTTTTCATTTTTCCTTTTACAAATTCTTCTGCATTATTCATATTATTTTATCCCCTTCACAATAAATTTCATTCCTGTTCTGTCTTGATCCTCTACTACTACTGTTGCAAATGCAGGTATTGTAATTAAATCAATTCCTAATGGTGCTACAAATCCCCTTGCTATTGCTATTGCCTTTACTGTTTGATTTATTGCTCCTGCTCCAATTGCTTGTAATTCTGTTTTCTTATCTTCTGTTATTAATCCTGCTATTGCTCCTGCTACAGCATTTGGATTTGATTTACTTGATACTTTTAATATTTCATTATTCATTTTTATATCTTCCTTTCTTTTCTAATATATCTTCTAATTTTTTATACTCTTTAGAGTATTCTCTCCATACTTTACTATTATGAGAAGTGTGAAAACAAACTATTATACATATTGCAATGTTCATAAAAGTATTATAAATACTAATCTGTGTATTTTGTAAAAGTAATGTTACTATCAAAGATACGAACTCCAATAATATTAAAGCAACTACAGTATAATAGGTTTCCCTTCTATGCTGATTAAACATCAAATCACTTATTTGTATTCTTCTTATCAAATTTATCTCTTGTTGGCTACTTATGTCATAATCTCTTTCTAAAAATTCTAAAACTTTATCTTCAAATTTAATTTTTTGTTTAGTCATTTTTTGCCTTCTTTCTAATCTTCTGATATAGATAAAAACTTTTTGTTTCCACCATATCCAAAACATAAATTTCCACCATCGCATATTAGTGCTAGTTCATTTAGCGTTACTTCATCAGGGCATTTATAAATCCTATATTCTCCATGAGCATAACAAGCTTTTCTTGAATATACTATATCGTTTTGCTCTAATTCTTCTTTTGTAGGTATTTTATGATCTATATCACTTACCTTTAATATTTTATATTTTCTTTTTAATTCTTCGTATATTTCATAATTTATTTTAAACTTTTCATTTTCATTTTCAGTAAATGCATATGATTCATATACCTTCTTTTCCATTTATAACACCTCAATCCTTAATTCTGTATCTTCTGTTACAATCAAACTAATAATTTGCGTATTTATGTTATATAGTTCATTTATTGACTCTCTATTATCAATAAATATTGGTGCAGAAGTTTTGTAGAATTTTATTAATGTATTTATAATATCTAGCCCCGCAAGTATTTTATGTGCATTGTTTACATCAGAATATGGAACTCCATTTACTAATGTATCGCAGCATTCAACAAGGCCACCATTAATTTGTGTATCAAAAAGTCTAAATTTTACTACTTCAAACTTACTATTTATAGCATTTTCTAATAGTTCAACTTTTGTTTTTGTAAATTGTTCAATTTGGTATTGTTGTGCCTCTAGCTCTTGTACTTTTTGTGATATGCTTTCTTCTTCCGCTTCTAGTTCTTCTATTCGTGCTTTCGTTTTTTCTTGTGTATCCCTTTCATTTAGTTTTTTATCTATTTCATTTATTTGGTCCACTAATTTTGCTTTTTTATTGCTAATTTCTGTAGTATCACTTTGTACGATTTTAGATATTGCCGTTTGTAGTTCCTCAACCTGCTTTATTTTCTCCTGGTACTGTGGCAATTTAGTTACATCAAAAGGTCCAATGTTGCTTTGTTCTTTTGCATTTTCTTCTAATTTTGTATTTATATCCAATAATTCTTTTTCTGTTTTTTGTATTGTCTCTTGTATTTCTTCTATCTTATTTCTATTTTCTTCTATAACACTATTTAAAGCCTGTCCTTCCTTGTTTATTCGTTGCTTTTCGCTCTCTTTGTGTTCATTAAAGTTATTTATAAATGTGCCTTTTAGTTCTTCTTTCTTTTCTGCTGGATATTCCCTTTTACAAGTAGGGCAAATAAATGAGTTTGGATCAAATTCTAACTTTGTATTTAATAGTTCATCCCATTTTTTATATAATTCTTGTTTACTAGATTCCGCATTTTCTACCTTTTGTTTTCTTTCTTCTAGTTCTGCAGCAAGATTTCTTTTTCTACTTTCTAATATAGCCTTTTCACTTTCAAGTTTTATTGTAGCTTCCGATTGTTGTTTGCTATGTTCTGTTTCTAGTTTTAGTTTCAATGTATTTAACTCGTTTTTTGCTGCTGCTAATTGGTCAGCTTTTTTCATATTTTCTTTAGCTCTAGTTTGAATATCTGTCATTTCTGCATCTATTTTTTGTATTTCTACTTTACAATTAGCCTTTTCTTTTTCTAGTTCTTCATAATTAATATCATGTTCTGTAATTAATGTATTAGTTAGCTCATCTATTCTTATTGGTATTTTTTCTTTCTCTTTGTTCAAGTCTTTAATTTTAGAGGCTACAACCTTGTTATAATCTTCTATACTTCTACCATTTAAGTTTTGTTGTAATGTTTTAAATTCTTCATTTGCGTTTAATATCTCCTCATCTGTTATTTGATTACCAGATATATTAGTCAATATTTCTCGTCTTTCCTGCCATTTTAATTGTTTATTAAAATACAAAGGATCTGTTATTAATTTAAATAGACTTTCTGGAACTAAACTATTGATTTTTTCTTCATAATCTTTCTTTTTGACTGGTACTTCATCTATCCAATAACTTGTCTCGTGTCCAGAAAATTCTTGTTGTGTTTCTCCCCTTTTAGTAACCCATTTTTCCTTCAGCATTTTTTTAAAAGTCATATCCACTCCATCTATTAGTAAAATGGCCTCAACTTCATGTTCTAAAAAATGAATTGGTTTATTATTTTCATCTAATGTTTTTATATTAAAATCTTTCCTATCGCTACTATCTTTATCAAAAAATAGCCATTTAAATGCGTCAAATACTGTTGTTTTGCCTGTTGCATTTTTTCCATATATATTTGCATTTTTTCCTTCGAAATTAATCTCTAAATTTTTTATTCCTTTAAAATTTTTTAGTTTTAAATTAGATATCTTTATTTGCATTTTTATTCTCCTTCCTTCTATTTCTTGCATCTTGAAACTTTCTTGGAACTACTATTGTTTCATTGCAACTATCACAGCATCTTCCATTATTAACTGGCAGTGCATTATTGCCATATCCTTTGTACTGCTTTCCACAAATACTACACTTGGGCATTTTTTCTCCTTTCCGCTCTTGATTTCCAAATTATTGTATGCTAGAATGGAAATAGAGCATTTATATAAGTGTTTTTAGAACTATTTATTTACTTTGGTCGGTATTTGGTAGTTCTATTATTTTTGCGGTTTCATCTGTTTCATTTATCACTATGTCTTTTACTAGTGCTGAAAAATTATCTGAAGCAATTTCGTAGATTTTCTTTAATTTGATATTTTTATTATTGTATTCATTTATAAAACATAAGTCTTTAATCATTTTAAATTGTTCTGCACATTCTGTTTTTATATCTTTAATTTCTTTATCCCTTCTTGCAATTATTTCTTGAAGTTTCTTATTTTCTACTGCTTCTCTACTATGTTTCCCTGGCATTTTCTTTTTCCTCCTTTCAAACTTTTTAATCTATATTTCATATTGAATAATGTTAATAACATATTTTTATATTTTGTTTTAGCTTCTGCAATATCAATACATTCATTTAATAACTCCTGGTAATATTGAATCATTTGTACCCTCCTATATTTCTTCAAAAAATATATGTTTTATTACTGTTATTGTATCGTCCTTATCTAATTTACTTGCTTTTAAATATCCTATCGCATATAGTAATTTTGTATCTTTGTCATTCATTTTTTCTTTTTCAAATGTTTTCTGTAGCTCTCTTTCTGCATCCTTTAAATTTGCACTTTTTTCCATTGTAAAATCCTCCTTTATTAGTTTTGATCTTCATCTAAAAAACTCTCTAAAACTAATACTATAATTAAGCCAAAAACAAGTATTAAGTATTCCCCTCCAAATGCTTTATAACCTCTTGTTCTAGTGGCATATTTGATTGATACTATTGTTAAAATAACTGTTGCTATTATTGTAATAAGTTCTAATATTCTTACTATAAATTTTTTCTTATTTTTAATTTTCATTTGTTTTCCCCCTTTCATTTGTAATTCCTGCGTATTCCAAGAATTTACTTTTTATAATAATATAATTCCAATTTCCACCTTCTTGTTCAGGTGGTATTGCTGTTCCAAACGGAAATCTTGATTGCCTTAATCCTGCTCTTATCGTTTCTTGATTCTTTCCCAATATTCTTCCGGCTTCTAATGGAGTTAAGGTCTCAACTGGTTCAAAATTTTCTTTTTCCATAATTTCCTCCTTGAATTCTGTGTGTAGTTCGGCATTTTTTCTACTTTTTTCATTTCTTCTCCTTTTGTTAGGTTTTTCCTAACTTTTAACTTAAAAAAATATCTTTTATTTCCTCTGGTGTCAAATTTAATTCTTTGTCAATTTTTCTAATATCTTCTTGTGAAAATCTAACTTTTCCATTAACTTTTTGGCTAAATGTTGCACTAGACATCTTTATATTCTTTGCTAGCTCCGCCATTGTTAAGCCTGCCTCTGCTATTTTAGCTTTTAACTTATTAGAATTTGTCATAATTATTCTCCTTTCTGTTAAGTTTTTCCTAACTGTGATTATATTACCAAACTTAACTTTCATTGTCAATGCTTTTTCCAAAAAAAATTTGTTTTTTCTTAATTTTTTTTGGAAATATCAAAAAAAGTTTGACTTTTCTTAATTTTTAAAGTATACTTGTTTTATCGAGAGGTGAATTTAATGAGTAATTTAATTGATACTTTTGCACACAGGTTATCCTATGCAATAAAAATAAGAAATGTTAGACCAGCTGATGTTGCAAAAGTTACTGGTATTTCAAAAACAAATTTAAGTTGCTATATGTCTGGAAAATATGAAGCAAAACAAGATGGTGTAGAAATATTATCAAAAGTACTTGATGTTAATCCTGTTTGGTTAATGGGATATGATGTTCCAATAGATAGGGATTACGAAAAAGACAAAATTATAGGAATAGACCTTTTTAATCTTTCAACAAATGAGGTTATAAAACAAATTCCATATATATATAGAACCGATATTCAAGATGAAGATCCAAAAAACTATTTTGCAATAGAAGCAATTGACAATTCTATGGCTCCACTTCTTGATGTTGGAGATATAGCCATAATCAAAAAATCTAGTAAATTTTACAACAAAAAAACTTACCTTTTAAAAATAAAGGGTGGTTCTCCTATTATTCGTAAAATTATACAATCTAATGATGGTAAAATAGAATTGCAAGCAATGAATATGTGGAATTTTCCAACCCAAAACAACTTAACCCTAACCGATATTGAATTATTAGGAGAAGTTATAAAAGTAGAAAATAATAGTGCTTTTAAATAGGATGGAGGTTTTTATGTCAAAGAAATGTGCTATTTGTAATAATAAAATTGGAATTTTTAATAAATATAAAGTTTTAGATGGTTTTGTTTGTTCCAACTGCATTAGTATATCAGATTCTTTTCAAACTAATACAATTGAAGAATTAAAAAAATATTGGGATATAAACAATTCTAGATTATCAATATTTAACACAACAACAGTCTTAAAAAATTTAGGAACAACACCTATATACATTGATGCCAAAAATAACTTATTTATTATAGGTAAAAAAAATAATAAAATTAAGAGTATTGTTTATTCATTTAGTGAAGTAAATAATTATAGTATCGAAACAATTGGTGAAAAAACTATTACAAATAAAAAAGGAACTATAAGTAGATCTATTGCTGGTGGATTAATTGCCGGTCCAGTAGGTGCTGTTATAGGTGCTAATACAGCAAAAGAAGAAACAAAAGTTGTTGGCGGAATTTCAATGTTAAAAATAAATATGACCATACCCTCTGGAAAACATCAAATAACTTTAACTTATTACCCTAATGGATTTACAAATTTTCTAGATAAATGTATAGTCGAAAATGATAAACAAAAGAATTAATAAAAAAGGATAATGTGTCTGTTTTTGCCGAACTACACACATTATCCAAAGCCGTAAACACTTAAAAAGTGATTACTTTTGTATTATATATAAAAGTCTCCATTTTTTCAAGTGATTTACAAAAAATATTTGAAAAAATGGAGGTTTTTTATGCGTCAAATAGAAATTAAGAAAAGAGCAAATGGTAGTGGTTGTGCTGCATATTTAGGAAAAGGTAGATCTAAACCCTGGGGAGCAAAAATAACAATTGGAAAAGATATAAATGGTAAAAACATCTATCACTTTATTGATACCTTTGAAACAGAATTAGAAACTTTAGTATGTTTAGAAAATTACCACAAAAATCCTACACCACTTTATATAAAAGAGGATAAATACAATAGAATAAAAACTTTTCCCAAAATCCCATATCCTCTTGTTTCTGTAGAAAATCCGGAGAAAAGTATTCTTGAAAAAGTTCAAAAAGAAAATTATACATTTAAACAATTATTTGAAAAATTTAAGGAAGCCAAAATGCTTACTAAAGAAGAAGCACAATTAGAAAAAAAATATCATATTAGACCTAGTAATAAACCTTTTGGTCGTAATTATTGTAGAGGTATGACTACTGCCTTTCATAATTCAAAAGAATTATATGATAAAGTTTATAAAGAATTACGAGCATCTGATTTTAATAAATTCATAAAAGAAAGCCAAAAGGGAACTTCTGCACAAAGGCAAATGGTTAATCTATATATGAATCTAGATAAATTCGCCTTAGAAGAAGATTTGATTGATAAAGGTTATGCACAATATATAACAGCAGTTACAAATGATAAAAAACAAGTAAATAAGCCACAAGGCCGAGAACCAGAAAAGGAAAAAGTTTTTACTTATGAACAAATCGATTATTTGTGGAATTTTGAGGCTAAAAGTGATGGATTACAAAAGCAAAGAAAACAAGATAGAGAAATATTTATTAGGGACTTTTGGTTAATGCTATTATATTGCGGTTGCAGAGCAGATGAGTTACTTTCCGTTTATACTGCAAATGTTTTTCTAGATAAAAATTATTTTGTCGGTGGTCTAAAAACTGAAGCCGGAATAAATAGAACTATTCCAATACACCCTGCAGTAAAACACTTATTTGAAAAATATTATAATCCGCAAAATGAATTTCTATTTACCCAACCAAATGGCAATAGAATTGATTACGATTATTATTTATATCATTACCAGCATAATTTTTATAACTTACATCCTTTTATCTCTGATCATACCTCGCATGACTGCAGACATACATTGAGAACTGAACTTGAAAACTTAAACATAAAACAAGTAATTATAAATTCAATAATTGGGCATAGTAATGATAATGTTGGCCAAGATATATACACCCATATCCCTCTTATTGAAAAGCAAGAAGCCATAAATATGGTTACATATAAGAAAAGGAAAAACCTATATATAATTGCTGCAAATCAATAACAATATTTTTATAAAAACCTATTCAAACTCATTAAAACTCATTTGGTTATCAACTTATTATCAACAAAGCAGTAATACCAAGTCATAAAAGGCTTGATATTACTGCTTTTAT